TGCCTTGGGATCTTCACGAATTGCTTCTGCTAGAGACATAACGTTGCGACCAGTCTTTGAACGCTCAAGGCTTTCATATACACTTTCTGGATATGCGTTTGGAGCAGATGGCTGCGCTACGATATCCACTGTGACAAATTGAAAGCCTGTTACACCACCACCTTCGTTGACATTACCTGCACCACGACTTGAAAACCCTGGGCGTACTCCTGCACGAACAAATTCTTGTGCAATTTTACCCATAGGTGTGTCAAGGAGCCTTGCTTTACCACATGCATTTCCACCAACCATTTTCAACTCTGTAATTACATGCGATACGCGGTCGAGATTGATTTGAAGCGTTTGTGGATGATCAAGTTCGCCCATGATGCCGTTCTGCTCTTTAATACGCTGAATAGCACTCTCAACAGCTTGGCTAATTTCCTGAAGAGGATATTCGCGGCCGTTACGATTTTTAATGCCTGATTGCATCATGATTCCATTTAACCAGAACGATTTACCGTCCTGAGAAGCTTCCAGAACCAAATTACTTTCCGATGGCATTAGCTGTTCAATAAGCAGCGTCATTTGTTTCTTTTCCATGGCGATGTCCTAAGTAATTACTTCTTTGCCTTTGCTTTCTTAGACTTTTCTTCCTCTTCTTTGCTCATGTCGTCTTCTTCAGCGTCAGCATCTTCTTCGCCTACTTTGCCGTCATCACCATCGTCGAGTTCTGAGTCATCATCGTCATGGTCAGCGTCCATTTTCTTTTCGTCATCGGATTCATCATCAACGGCTGGCTTGTCGTCCATGTCGTCCATGTCTTCGTCTTCACCGAGGATAATGGTCTGTGCTTTTGCACGAAGGTATTCATGCAGTGCGTCTGTGGCAGTCTTACTGTCATCATTAACGAGACTGTTGATAACCTTACCAAGGTTGTCCTTCATTTCTTTGTTCATTGGTTTGCTCCTTTGGAAACAAAAGTTTAACTCACCGGTTTGGGTGATTCATCAATATTTATTTCTAGCTTGTTGATTTACTTACTTTTTTACTGAGGAGGTGGAATTTGCCCTGTATTTCCAGGGGGTTGTGCACCTCCAGCATTTTGAATTTCTGGACCACCACCAACTGGTTGACCACCTAATTCACCACCTAAACCACCGGGTTCAATGCCCCCACCACCCAAAGTTCCAGGGAACATACCTGGTGCTCCACCACCACCTCCAAGACCAGCCTCTAAACCTGCTTCTGGTGGAGGACCATACACACGTACCATACTGGCTGGATCATTTGGATCAATCTGCAATTCTTCACATTTTTGACGGAAATTCTCAATACCCTCTTCGTCGGTAAGTTGCAAGTACTTCTTACCAGCAAACCGTCCTGACAACCAAGTAATGCTGGAAGCTGAAGACATGGTGTTTAGTAATTCACTGTCCAATTTCTGTTGACGGTAAATACCGAAGTTTTCTGGATCAGGCATCTTCAAGTTGAAAATTGATGTATCAACGTTAATACCTGAAGCATGTAGATATCGCTTAAATTCTTTATCCATAACACGAGCAATATATCTTTGCAATCGTTTAACGAATAATGCAAACCGTAATTCTTGAATATAAGCAACACCCACTTGTCCATCATTTATGACGGCGCCGTCTTGTCCTTCACGCATGAAGGAAAGTGGAATACGCAATCCACGGAAAACTTTCCATTGGAAATATTCCAAGTCAGCCAATTCACCAAGACCTTGTCCACCTGGAAGAACTTCAACGCGTGAACCCTTACCTTCTGGTCGCTGGGCAAAGAAGAAGTCTTCATTCATTGAATGTGGATTGTAAACACTATCAACTTGTTCTACTCCACCACCGTAGGTTGGAATCTTCTTCTGTTTAATTTCATTTTTAATTTGTTCGAGATATGTCTTCACACGTTGTGGAGGCATTTTTCCAACGTCAATATAAAATACACGACGTTCTGGAGCACGCTGAATACGATAGATAATAATTGCATCTTCCAACAATTCTTTCTGTTTTTGTGCACGATATATAGCACGAAGTACACTATCACCGAATGGTGCTTGCTCGCCAAGGTCGTTATTCAATGTGAACCATACAATTTCATCTGCAGCGTATGTATCAACTTGGGCTTCGTTGTACTTGCCAAAGTGACCAACTGGAGCGTTGTACGGAGAATTTGGAACTTTAATATCTTGCTTGATTTGCCATCCAATAACTCGCGTCATATCATATTCATCGACAATAGCAGCCACAACGTTCTTTGGATGAATGTAATCCCATTTTTTCACATCTGACTTGCGACGAAAAAAGACATCTCCATATTTAATTGCGGTCCGAGCTACAGGAAATATTCTCGTTTCCCAATCATGTAAATCACACCAGTAACTCAATGCTGTACGAAGTGTGGAAACAGTTGAAGTAGGAATCACTTCTTGTTTCTCTGTCTTAATATTTAATTCAAGAGGCATTTCCAACTGTGGATTGGATCCAGTCATTTCCTCAGCAATTGTATCTAATGCCCGTGCAATTTCCACATCATTATCCATCAAGTCATATTCACGATATCGTGTAATACGTGAGGCGGAACCTTGAATGAGACGTTGATACCATGTGTAGTTTGCATAGACGCCTTGATCACCAAGGTTTTGACTATCTGTCATTGTTGTCGTGCCAGTACGTGGCTGCACGACTTTAAAGAAGTCTACGAATTTTGCCATTGAACACCTTTTGATTATAGTTGGCTTTATTTATCTCAATGAGAAGCGATGCCACTATACGATACGCCACCCATTTGTTGATTACCCATTCGTTTGCCAATTGCTTGTTGTTCAGCAGCTTCTTCCTTCGTCATTGATGATCGATCCAACTGTTGTTGGGCAATTTTATTTCCTTCAACAGTAGCCGCTTTTTGATCTTCCATAACTTTTAACATTTTTTGAGCGGTTTCGTCAGAGTGTTCCTTTTGCCGAAAATCTGAAATTGCTTGTTGTTTATCTGCAGTATCTTTCACCACAGCAGCTGTCCTTACAGCATTAATATCTGCATTTGTTTTTCCTTGCAGAAATGATTCTTGCGAATTAGGAGCGATGGTAGCTGCTTTACGAGTGTCAACCATATTACCTATTGCAGAGAGTGCTCCAGCACGGCCAGATGATACCAAACTTTCTCCAATACCCCCCAAGCCTGGAATCTTCGCGACCACACCACCGAATGCCTCAATCAATCTATTAATCCAAACACTAAACAAGTTCCCCCAGTTACTGAACCAGTCCCCTAATCTTGAAAACCCACCTGTAATTGAATCCCACAGTCCAACTGTATATGCACTAATATCTTTTAGATGATTAGCAATAATTGCAAGCCATCCACCATTAAATAATGCCCACTCACCTGCTCTTTTTATAAATTCTTCTCCTCGAACTAGAGCGGCAAATCCATCTTTTGAAATATCTGTATATCGTTTAGCAACATCATCAGAATTTGATTTCAACGCTGTACCAAGAGTTGCAGAGAATGTGCTACCTGCTCCATAGTATTGATCCAAATCGAGCTTATCCAATAATGTTGTAACAGCAATTTCTGTCCCAAGACCTGCTCCACGAGCTTGATCGGCAAAATTTGTTGCATTGGTGTTAAATTGTTGAATTGCTTTTTTCTGTTCAGCAGTAGCACGAGGGCCGGCAATTACACCTCTTGCTGCTTCTTCTGAACCGGCAATACCAAATGCAGCACCAAATGCCCTCATTTTAGCAGCTTGTTTAATACGATCAATCGGCTTTGCAGCAACCATTTTATTAAGCATTTTAGCTGCTTCTTTGGCCTGCTCAGCAGACATACCCATATTGACACCCATTTCAATAATTGCCCGTTGACTCTTAAGAATTGCTTCACGTTCATCCTCACGAGCGGCCCTGAGCAAAGTTAGCGAATCAGTGTCCTTAGCTACTTCATCAACCATTGATTGTAATTCTGAGATACTCTTTCCTGTCAGACGAGATAAGTTTTTAATATCTTCAACATACTCTGCGACTGCAGCTTTAGTTGGTTTGAAACCACTGTAAATCATCGATTGTGCAATTGCTGTGGCTGCTTTTAACGCTTCGGCAAAATTTCCTGTTTGTGCATATAACGCATTTTGTGCGTCACCTAGTAATTCTGTATATTTGGATGTACCACCAAGTGCATTGATCATTTGACGAGCTTCGGTGGTAATCCCAGCAAATGCCTCTGGATCAATTCCCATTTTAATAGCTTGTTCTTGTTGTGCTAGCATTCCAGTTATCGCACCAGTACCTTCAATAAATCCCTGGTTTGCAACCATCTGCTTTTTTTGCATCTCATATTGTGCAAGAACAGAAGTGAAAACAAAACCCAGAATATTTCCGAAGAATTTCAGGAACTGGCCAACCTTCACAAGTGTTGCTGTAAATTCAGCAGCAGCTTTCACAGCCCCATCTGTTGCTTTAGCACCAGCCCCTTTAAGACCTGTAATAGCACCTCGTTGTTGTTTCATTGCTTTGGCAAGGAGATTTCGTTCCTCTGTATCTTTACCTCCAGCGACTTTTGCTTTCTTTTGCAATGCCAACATAGTGTCTTGTGCTACTTTGAGTTTTTTGGCATATTCTAATTCGGTACGTTTTGCTTGTAGTGCTTTTTGGAGGAGTTTGTTTTGATCTTCGGTAAGATCTTTACCTTTAGTCAACTGTTCTTCATAATCATCAAGAACGTCATTGGTACTATCAAACACGTCGACAAGCTTACGTACTGAATTATATTCAGCATGATTAGCTCCAACGAGCTGACGAATAGATGCTGTTAAATTAGACAGCTCTTTCATTAGTTCTGGTGATGTGTCGGCCATGTAAGATACCCTTTAATATCGTGTATTTATTACCCGACGCCCATCTGTAAATAACGTATTATATTGAAGTTCAAGGAGAAGTGTATGGAAGAAGTACAAAGTACACCAGTGAATCCACTGTTATTAAAACTACGAATGCCAGGAGCAACGTTTAAATTGCCTTCTCAGGGTCTCTTTTATGAAAATAATGAACTTTCTCCAGATGTGAAATTTGGAGAAGTTGAAGTATATCCAATGACTGCAATGGATGAAATTATTTTTAGCACGCCCGACAAACTGCTTTCCGGAAAAGCAATTGCAGAAGTGTTTTCACGCTGTATTCCACAAATTCTAAATCCATATGGATTGCTTTCGAAAGACGTTGACTATTTGATGATTTGTTTGCGAATGGTGTCGTTCGAAGCAATGATGACTGTTTTGCATACACATGATTGTGATAATGCAAAACGACACAGCTATGAAGTAGATTTGAATCAAATGTTGCGTGATTCAAAACAAGTTGATCCTACCACTCTAAAAGAAGAATACACAGTAATACTACCTAATGGTCAAGTTGTGACTTTAAAACCATTAACATATCAACATGTGGTTGATTTGTATCAAACCACAGCCTTAACAAAGCGCAATCAATTATCAGAAGAAGAAGCGATGAAACTGATCGTTGAAACTTTGTGTGGGGTAATCAAATCCGTTGATTCAACATCTGATCGAGATCAAATTCGTGAATGGGTTCTTTCTTTACCTCTTGGATGGAAGAAGAAAATTGAACAAACAGCTCAAAAAAGTAGTCACTGGGGAGTTGATGGAATTGTTAAGAAAGTTTGTCTTGATTGCAATCAACCAATTGATCTTTACATCAATGCGAACCCAGTAAGTTTTTTTACGTAACGCTCAGAATAGGGGAGGATGATGACATCCGAGATATGTTTAATCGGATGAACTCTGAGCGTGAAAATATCGTCGATCGACTTATTGAAATTACCTATTTCATGCGTGGATCAGTTCAATATGAACATCTACTGGACCGGAGTGCATTTGAGCGGCAACGAATGACTAAGTTCATTGAAAAACGCTTAGAGCAAGAAGGTAAGCGGATGAATCCCGTATATTAATAGTTAGCTTCGCAGAACCGCTTCGCGCCCTCTTACTCACTTCGTTCGTCGGTCGCTCGCGTTCTCGTCTTATTATTTAATTAATTATACCGGAAGACATGAAAGGCCATTCCCCCGCATTAACGTAGCTGGACTGGACAACTCTCACGCATAGCACACTATGATTTGTTTGAACAAAGGAATAACCTGTGTTCCCAAGGAGGCACATATTTATAGTGGCTTGGTAGGGCGCGTCGTTCACGCGGTTGTGATGCTGCCTATGTTCCACTCTCGATCTGCCAGAAGGGTATTGCAGATTGCGTTTTCTACTTGACTGGCTTGTTCCCAGATGATAAATTCAGCTCTAGAATATATTACATTGCTTGTATAGCTAGTCTGATTTGTTCTGGTGAGAAATTATTCGGTTCTGGTGTATCGATAACTGGAGATTGGTCTAATGTAAAGCGTGCAATCCAGTAGGCATCAGTCATATCATATAACCCTGTTGTCTTCTTTAAATTGCGTAACTTGAATGAGTCTAACACATTTGTAGGGAGGTTTGCAACCATCTCATCTTTTGTTGCATTACCTTTAATGACAAATTTTTTTAACATATTCGGAGCAACAATTATTGGTCCCCGGAGATTATGATAGTAGCGAATACGATGTACAATAGTGAATTGTAAACCCGCTAAGTCTCTTGTGGCATTCCCAAACTTCGAAAAGGCAAGTCCCTCGAGTCCTACAACATTGGGAGAAAATTTATCAATGAGACTGGAAATTTCATTGGTAATTTTTTGAGAGCGAGCGTAGATATCATCCTCTTTATTGGAGGAGAGCTTGAAGAATTCCAGCAAATTTTGATCTTGATCAATAAACACAACCCCACACGAATTGTAGGATTGATCAATTCCCATTGATACTATTCTCATATAGTTCTCCGTTATGGAGACTATTTAGGAGGGTTATAATCCAGTATTACTTTTATGATAGTGAGGCATAGCTGTATGCAACTCACTAATAGCATTTTTTAGGTGATCGGCTACAGGGTTAGGAAAACTTGATCGAATGATATTTACAGCTGTAGCAAATGCTTCAGGATCTTCAATATCAGCTGGCATGTCATGGGCGTGACTTAACATTGGAGCAATGTAGTTGCGAAGCATATGAGCTGCTTCATCTTGAGGGTTTTGAGTGTGGTAGTGAACTGCAGCATCAACTAATTTACTAAGTTCTTCTGTCCACATAACATTTTCTGATAGGATTTCGTTAAGTTTCATTGAGGTCTCTCCGTTGACGATTATTTATGTACCAACGTTCACCCACAGGAAATGAATGTACCCACTCAGACATGAAATGTATTATGCTAATCTCCTTCATTAAGCCAACCATCAGGAAGAGATTCTCCTTCTTTCGGATAAATGAATGATGAGATCAATCATGTTTCGAGAATATAACTAAAGCCCCCAGACATTTGAACTGTCATTGTGTGATCAAACGCTCGGTCGATTTCATCACGATGAGATGTAATGTATAGAGATAATCCTTCATCACGCGCCTTTCGTTTCAGTAGATGAGCTGCAGCTTGAACACCAATAGAATCTAAGCCATGATCCAATACTTCATCCAACATGCAGACATTAATTTTTGTATGTCTACCTTGTAACACATCACGAAACGCCAATGCTAGTGCAAAATTTACACGTGCTGCTTGACCTGCGGAAAGATTACCAAAATCAAGTTCTCGTCCAATTTGTGTAATCTTTGCGGTCATTTCATGAGTAAATTCAACCTTGTGAGGAAGACCAATCAACGACAAATAATGTTGTAATCGACTATTCATATGTGGAATATTTCGATTAAGCAAAGCTTTGCGAATGAAACTATCTTTTTTGGTTAATAATTTTAATAGAAACTGTTGATGTTCGCCGAGTGTTTTCAATGTATTCATATCTGTGTAATCTGGTCCTACTGCTTGCATGCTGAGTAACTCTTCCAAGACGGATAAATGTGGATTAGTTTCTAGTTTTAGTTTTTCAAAAGAATCAACATACGGATTGGTGTCATTAATAATATCTCGTCCGAGGTGTGGATTGATTTCCTGTTCTTTATTTTGAATCTGACCAACCAACCGTGTTTTTTCGAGACGAAATCCTACAAGATCTTTTATTGTAGGAACTTTGAGATCGTTGCGTAATGTTTCCAGTTCTGTGTTTAACTCTGTGATAGAAGTTGTCACTTCATGAAGGTGTTCCTGCACACCTTCAAGTTCATTGATCCAATCATTGGAATGTTGTTCACATTTAGTAATTTCATCAGCAGCGTTCGGCATGCTTTGTAAACATCGAGGACACTTATCATCGCGAAGATGAGTTAACTCATCTTCATTAGTTTTCATTTTTGCAAGAATACCAACCTTTTCTCGAGCAATTTCACGCTGATGAACCACTTTTGAATCTCGTGTTATAACAAGTTGAGAAATTGTTTCATGCAATTGTTGTTCAACATCAAAATTAAATTGTTCCAATTCGCTTAGCTTTTTACGAAATTGAATTAAGATAGTGGCACGATCTTGCTCGAACCTTTCAATTTTGTGGCGAGCATCGCGAATTTGTTCAGCAATATTTGTAACCCATTGGTCTTTTTTCTTTTCACCATCTTTAAGATTTTGTTCATGAACAATCTCCCATTGATGAATACGTTGTTGAGCAGACTCAACTTGTTTATTATATTGAGCTTTCTCTTTTTCTCTTTCACCGATCAAAGCTTGTTGTATTCCAATTTTTGTTTCAGTTTCACGAATCATTTCTTTTAAGGAAGTTGCTTTTTCTGATAACATCGTTAATCCAAACAGCTCTTCAATCATTGCCGCCTGATCAGCAACTTTGAGATCTAAGAAAGGAGTGTGTGCCGCTGAAAAAACAACTATACGAGTGAATAACTCATAAGGAATACCGATAATCTTTTGAATTAAAGCATTTGTAGCATTTGCACTATCCGGTGTGATATCAATATTATTTTTATAGAGATATACCGTATTACCAGCAGCACCAGCTTTCATTTTACGTGATCGTTTGATAATATATCGATCACTATCAGACATGGTAAATTCTACAATCACTTCCATATTTTTCTTGTTGATGTTGTTAACAAGATTATCTTTGGAGTT